GAAGTATCTATCTTACCTAACCCATATACCACACACTTGATAATCGCATTAACTTTGTATATATGTCTTAAACACAAGATAGTACAAAAAATAGAAAGTAGTATTGAGAGTTGGTTATTCGATTGGAAGTCATGATTTACCACATATATGTGAGCGTCTTACAGACGAAACGGAGTAAATGAATATGAATAGTAGAGAGTACTATATGCTAAAAAAAGAACTTGTGATTTTCCAAAGGAAAATGGATGATATAAAAGATTTATTAAAAGAGGTTATAGAGAAACAAGAGAAAATAGAATTAAGTGGTGAAATTACTTATGGAGAACCACATCACATAGGACGTAAAGAAAAACAAGTTAATATTTCACTACGGAGAAACAAGAATGTTAGTAACGATAACTTATAGTAGTAATTTTCAAAACAACGCCACTTCACTACGAGAAGCTATTAAAACACGTTTTGGACACGATGTTAATTTAATTGGGTTAAATGGCAATGACAAATATAATGTTCATTTAAATAAAAATAAAATTATATATAGTGATGTAGTAGCAAGTGACAATGATACTATACTTACTATAATAGAAAACAACTCAAGCTCAACAACATGAAAATTTATAAACCAAATATAAACGAATTCATTATGATTATAATATTTCTTATAGTGATGAGCAATGGAGTATGGAATCTATACATTTCAAAATGAAATATAATTCAAACAAATTGTTTGGTTGTGAATTCCCTAAGTGTAACTACACTACTAACCATAGAAGTCAAGTCAATTATCACCATATTGTACCATTGGAATTAAATGGAAGTGATAAAGATTATAATAGAATTTGGTTATGTCCTACACATCATACTAAAATATATGTACCCAAGAGTAAAAGTGGTATGCATACTATAAAAGGTCAAGATAGTATAGTATTGATTCAATGGTTAAATAGTACTGGTGGAAAAGTATTAGAATACAATGATATAAAAGGAAATAAGTTTTTTATATGATATACTTCTGTATTATATTATTTATAGTATCGTGTATCATATCACTATATAATAAGGCGTTTTAAATGATAACTACTGGATACATATGGAGTGATATAATAATAGTATTGAGTATTTTATTACTGATTGACTTGGTAATTCAAGAGATATTCTGAATCCTCTGAATGAATGATTCTGAAACTCTCTACTCATCGGGGGAAACAACGGCAATCTAACTCCACTTCTTTAAACAAAGTCCTACTACATACAACCCAATGCCTATCAACAATACAACCTTCCAATAACTAATTAAATAGTCTAATTCAAACATCATAAAACTCCCTACTTCTTGGGGAAGAACGGCAATTTAATTAAATATTCCTAAATATTTCTTAAACCTATTCACTATAATCTTAGAGATTTGTACTCGTACTTCTGGTTCGGAGAAATGATCCTGTTGTAGGGCTTCCAAATTTTGTACTATGATTTCTTGGAGTTTGTCTAATTTTTCTTGCGTGAGTATGATTTTTCCCATATGAATAAATATATTCTTTTTACATATATATCCTATTTATATTACAATGATGACTTTCTCTTCACCAAGGAGAATATTATGTTAGAACGAATTACTGATTTATTAATCTATTACTCACCCACTATCGCAATTATAATTATTTTATATATCTGTGGTAGAATATGGTGGAGAAACACTTAGTGGAAACTCAACCATCAGGATGGGAAGGTATCATTCCACTTGTATTAGGTATACTTGTATTCTATATATTTTCTTATATCAGAAAACGGAAGTAAAAATAATTTACCTATAAGGTTATGTCCTTAAATTTACTATAATTTTTAAGGTTATCTCCTTAAAATTTAAGGAGAATAATTCACTATTCTCCTTATTCAAATGGTTAGTAATACTAACCACTTCAACTCATTATACCATACCGAACACATTCTCTATATGGTATTACAAATTATACCCTATCAACCATTCTTACCCACAACTACCCACTTTACTATATCAAATATACCACAGTTCTTCTACTACACTGTGCGTCTGTCTTTATGTCATATATTTGGCCACGTACCAGGTTTCACACACGCTTCGTATCATAGTGTCAAAATGTCACACGAAATCACTAAAAATTATTCTATTAACGGCTGGATTATCAACTTCCCCTTGATATATCTATGCCATATTTCAATTATTTAGCTCATAAATTCCTTATTGAGACTGGTGGAGTAATTAATTCAAATAAATAGCTTGACTTTATCATATATTTGTCGTAAGATCAGTATGTTGAGAGGTAGGCCTATAAGGATTTGAGGGGCGGCACGACGGATAGTCTAAATAATATTATGAAAAACTATTATATTGTGTGAAATACAGTGACTAAGACTGACCAAGCATGACTAAGACTGACTAAGAAGGAGAATTAGTCTATTCGCACGGCCATGGAGATAGAATTAAATTGAAATAATTAAAGAAATGACTTGACTTTATCAAATATTTGTCGTAAGATCGTTTATCAAATAAAGAGAGAACATAATGAAGAAGTGGAAAACAGCAAAAGCAATAGCAAGTAGTAAGAAAATCGACAAGGGATTGAAGGCCTTTGGTAAATCGATAGGATTGGATAAACCATTCTTCGCCGCTAAAACCTTTGATGATGTAACAGGTACATGGAAGGTATGTCCGTGTTGTGGTGGAGATAGTTTAGAAGCTGATATACTAAAATTAATTTAAAATAACACTTGACATTATCAGAATTTATGTGTATATTCAAGTAACGAAACAAGAGAGAATACGATGAAAGATAAAAGAACTAATAAGAATTACAATCCAACTGTTGAGTTTAACAAAGCAATTAACTCCGATTGGTTCAAGACAATAGTAACTCGCATGGGTTCAGAAGTTAATATTAAAAAACACTTGACATTATCAGAATTTATGTGTATATTCAAGTAATGAATAAAGGGATAATACTATGTTTAAACAAAATACTATAACAGAAAAATTAGACAAGCTATTACGACGAATTATATTCACTACTTCTTCGTCTCAAACACCAGTTGAACGAAGTGATATTCTTCGGGTTAAGTCTATGATTGGATGTTATCCAACTACACAAATTAGAGAAAGAGATATGATAGAATGTAATAGACTTTGGAAAAAATATTCAAAATAACACTTGACTTTCTCACTGATCTGTCGTAAGATCATATACAAACAGAACTAAAACAACAAAGGAATCATAATGATAAAGATAAACAAATACACAAATACCACCAAACCAAAGGTAGTGGTGAAGAATGGAGTTTCTTATAAAGTATTGGATTTAGGTGGTACTAAATTAAAAGTTAGGGTAAAAAGTCCTAAAGAACTCCTTAAAGATAAAAAAGCGTTTGATAAATACTTATCTGGACGTGATGAGGATTCTATATTACCACCTACTAAGTAAATAAATGAAAAAAAGACTTGACTTTGTGGTTTTGTCTTTTCTACTTATTTGAAAAGATGGTGGGTTTAAGAGTGACTACCTATTTGGAACTCTTAAAATTTAATTAAAAAAACACTTGACTTTGTGGTAAAAATGTTGTATATTCAAGTAACGAATAAAGAAAGTAAACAATGATTGTAAATATGGTGAACGCCGATACCGGTGAAGTTGAAGTAAGAGAAGTGGATATTAATAATCCAAATTCTGTTATGGATTTTGTCATGGAGACTAAAGAATCATTTAACCTATCTGATGAAGAAACGGATAAATTGATTGATAGTATATTTGGAACTCATAATGATAGTATAGTAGGAGAGGCATAATATGAATGATATAACACAATATGGTGAAAACGAATTGAGTCTTAACGTTTTCAATGATGAGTTTTTGTATAACCAAGCCATGAGAGGAAGTAGGGATTATTTAATAACTCTAATCGATGAGTCATTCATATATACGGATGAACAGATGGACGTATTAATCCAAGACTTAGATGAGGATGAGTAGGAAAATAAATTAAAATAACACTTGACTTTGTGGTAAAAATGTCGTATATTCCAGTATGAATAAAACACAAAAAGAGTTATCCACTAACGGATTAAAACCAAAGATTGTTAAACTGAATGGTGAAGCGTTATATAAACACCTACAACTCTACTTCGGTAAGTCTCCAAAAGAGGCATTAGAATGTATGATAGAGAATAATCAAGATATATCTTTTACTAATGGAATGGGTAGAGATAAAGAGAATCATGATTTTGATGAAGCAATGAATGGACTATATAAAGATTATGATGGAGATATTTAAAACAATGAACTTAGAACAAACTAACTTACTCTGTAAGACTATTAATCTATTCGGTGACGGACAACATCCAGTTGCTGAAGCCTCTACAATAGGGCAATTTAACCATAAGTATAGTATTGAGTGTATAGATAAGGCTCTTACTTTATCTATGTGTGACCCGGGTGATAAGATTATAATGATGTTAAACGAGATTAAAAATAAATTAAAATAACACTTGACTTGTATAGGTAAAGTGTTGTATATTCCAGTATGGATAGAGAGAGAAAATTAAGAGATGAGAACTGGTCCCCACTTAGTGGGATAGGGTTAAGAACTACTGAATCTCATCTTGATTTAACCCCCGTCAAGCTAAATAATATTTACCTAAACAAATAAAGGAAGTAAACAATGAAGTTTTATAAATCAGATGTAATCGAAATACCAAACATTGATACGTTTAAAGGATATATACCAATTGGTTATGATTTAGTCGAATACGAAAAAGGTACGAATCCTGAAATGGATGGTATGGTACTACATGGTTTTGATGAAATTAATATGGACGAATTTGGTTTTAAAAATCCAGAATATTGTTTTATAAAATACATAATTAATAAAGGAACAGAAGGATAACAAAATGAACAAAACTAAAAAAACACCAATTAAACCCTTCACAGAAGAAGCATTAGCTTTCTTTCAAGAACAAAACGATCAAGAAGAGTTCATGACAGAACCCACTAATGGTAACTATATAGATTATCTATTAGGAGATATAGGTACTAATGGACATGATGGTACTACTATGGATACTGAGTGGGAAGATCTATCTGACGATTCAGATTGGTTTATGGACTAAACAAAATTTAATGGGGTAGGGTTAAGAGCCACTGCATCTCCTGGAGAACTGGACCCCACTTCTACTTAACACACCCAGAGAGAGAAGGTGGACGAATATTTCGACCACCAACTCTCTCAACTCCTTATGCTACACAAACGATAAAAAATAAAGTGCTCATAATAATGACAAAATGACAGATAGCTCGGACCCGGCAGAATGACAAACTGATCGGGGGGGTATAGTTTGTCGTGAACGTGAAAAGGTATGACATAACGTCAGAGGCTCTGATTGGTATGCATATCGGTGTCAATTTTTGAAGCTATAGCTCTTGATACAAATATCCTATCTCTAACGAGATAAATAATAATATACGAGTGTAGGGGAAAGGAAATAGGTATAATGATTATATGAACTCTTATGAACGACATAAAACTCCCTATATTCGGTTGAATATTATGTGCGAAGTTTTTGTTGTTTTGAGAATTATGGATATAGTTATTATTAAGTTGAGTGTTGAATAGCAACATTCTAAGTTATAAACCAAATAAGGAGCTCATCATGAGTAAACCAAAAGAAGCATCATTTCTTACCTACGAAGAGGCAGCTAAAGTTATCGGAATCGATCCAAAGTCAATTTCAGGATTTGCTAAGAAGCACAATGTATCTCGTGGTTCTTTAGTTATTGGTGGTAGAAATCGCCGAGTAGTATCGGAAAGTGATTTCATGTCAATAGTAGAGATGAAGAACTACAATCGTGAGAATGATACTGTAGTCTGGGACTAAAACCCAACGGGAGTGTTGAGTGGGGTTTATCCCCACTTGACACCACTTTTTTGTGTCGTTTCATAAAAAACGTTATACTTATATAAAAGAGAAAGGTTATATTAGGCCGTTAGGCCTTTCACCCACACTATGAAAAAACCATTAATGACAATCGGAATAGAAGAAATTTCAGAAGAACAATATAATCACTTCTTCTATAAGTGGTTATACACTTATGGAGGAACATCGGATGTAAAGACTTTGCAGGAATTTATCAATGAGTATGATTCAGATGTATATGGAGATGTAGATATTTATTCTACTTCTGTATGTCCTTGTGTTATGTGTATAGGAGAAGATATAGTATGAAGTCACGAATAGAAGTTATTAAAGAGCTTGTTAAGAAGTATCCTAATGACTATCAGTTAGGTAGTGCAGTTAGACGATTTTTAACAGAAGATTATTGGAATGATAGCAGTAATACTTTAAGAGTTCTTGAATATCGAGAGCTTGGAGAATTTAAAACTCTTACATCGTATGGTCAGGATCATAAATTAGCAGAACAAGAATGGTTAAAGAGGTTAAATAAAATATAATGGATACATTAGTAAAAAGGTTATCATCTATTTTAACGGTCTTGGAAGATGTAGGAAGTATAGTAATTCCGCCAGAAGTTCTCATTGAGTTAAAATCTCTTATACAAGATATCACCGAGAGTAAATGTAGTAATGGTGTTTTTTGTCAAATGGAGAAGAAGTGGTAGAACGTCTCGTCGCAGACGGGACGCGTATAACCGACCATAGGGATTTTTAAAATGGGTAAGAAACCAGATAATGTTGCTGACACTCCAGGTATATTACCTTATGGTAGTAATATTGGAGCACCTGCTATTACACCAACAGATATTAATAGTTGGAAAGATTTAAGAATAGGTTCGGCTAATAAGTATTTTGAAACTCGATATGATGAGATAAAACAAGAATACATTAAGTTGATGCAGGAGTATGAATGGAATAAACTTGTCTATAATGCCAAGTATAGTTTTCAACCTGTTGTAGGGAATACTTACTATTTATACCAACACGACAGGGGACATTTATGGTTAAGTCTTGTAGAGCCTAACCGATGGGAACAGATATTTATAGGTGCATTTAAATTGACTTCTAATGATAAGTGGGAAAGGGTAGAATGGGATACAATAAAATAACACTTGACACTCTCATATATTCTTCGTAAGATCAAGGTATGAATAAAAAACCACACATCTATAATTGGATACAGGATAAGGAGAAATGATAAATGATTAATTACACCGACAAGCAATATGATATGGTTGAAGCACTATTCGATATGGTAAAAACTGTTTCGTTAAAGAATAAGAGTTCAGACTCACGATATGAATATGCTTGGAAAAGACAAATATCTAATTTGATATTTGATATTAAAGGTAATGGGTATTCTACTGGACTTGTTTCTAAGTCCGCATTAAAAACAAATAAACCTTACTATGTTAGTGACCATGTATACTCTCGTGGTACTGTAGCTGAGTATCTTATTAGTAAGTTTAAGAATAAACCATTTACATTAGAGTGGTTACAAAATAATTTTCCTAAGTTAGCTACAACTATTTTTGTTACTCAAAAAGAAAATGGTAGACTTTCATTTATAACTAGAAATATGACCTTAACACAATTAATGAAAATGGAACACTATATAGAAGCTGGTATTAAATTAATTCATGTTCCATCTAAGAGAGTTAAGAAGTTTCCACAGTTAGTTACGGAGCAAATGGAAACACTTGTAGATAGTCATTCAATTAAATGAATACAGTAGTATTAAAACGACCAATTTTAGATATGGGATTGTTATTAGAATTTGTAAACGCTGGCAATAAAGTTGTAGGCGATAAAAAACGATTTGAATTAGATGATGAGTTTTTTGATATGATTGTTACTGAATTACAATACATGGATGAACTTGAAAAACTATTACCTGTTCCATTCCAATTGGCACAGTCATGATATACTTTACAGCGGATACCCATTTTAATCACATAAATATTATAAAGTTTTGTGATAGACCGTATGAACTAATAGATGAAATGAATGAAGCTCTAATAGAAAATTGGAATAGTGTAGTTGGTAAGGATGATGAGATATATCATTTAGGTGATTTTGGTTGGGGTGATAATGTAGATAATTTAGATATACTTCGTAGGTTAAATGGAACTAAATATCTTGTTAAGGGAAACCACGATTGGAAACTCTTAAAGGATAAAGCAATACGTAGTGAATTTGAATGGATTAAAGATTATAACGAATTAGAATTGGATGATAATTTTTTTGTTATGTGTCATTATCCATTTAGAACTTGGAATCGAGATCACTATGGAGCAATAAATCTATTTGGTCATTCTCATGGTAACACGGATCCAATAGGTAATCAATTAGACGTTGGTGTGGACTTACATGAGTATAGACCGATATCGATAAACGAAGTGGTGGAGAGATTTGATGAAAAATAAATTTAAAGAATACTACCAGAACAATCCAGACATTGGAATGAAGCACGATAAGATAGCTCGTGATGTATGTAAAAATAATGCCGGTAAGATAAATTCTAACATTAAAGAAATTTCAGATCATCCAGATAAATATGACATTGATTTAATAGCTACATTACAGAATGGAGATATACAGTATATAGAAGCAGAATACTCTCTATCTTGGAAGTCACACAAGTTTCCGTATGGAATGTTTAATGTACCATCCAGAAAAGAGAAGTTCTTTGTTAAGTATCCTAATTCATTATATGTTATGGTTAATTATAATAGAACAATGATAGCTATAGTAGAAGGTGATGTTATATTACAACAACCATTAGTGGAGTTCCCCAATAGGTTTAATAAGAGTGGAGAATATTTTTATAGGATGATACTTGATAACGTGAGATTTGAGGAACTGATATAGTAAGTGTTATTAACGAGAACGAGATAGACGCGTATTAACGATTATATACGTTTTTTTAATGGTGTTTATTTTTTAAAAATAAAAGAACGTTTTCCAAAACTTCATGATATATATTACAGTAATGAGAAATATGAATAACATATCAAAACGATTTTCACCGGTACTCACCACTGAGATTCCTCGGGCATATAATTGCACAACGGAACATCAGGTTGATGCCGATTATTGGAGAACGTAGTCTCATTACTTTTAATATATAAAATTACAATAGCATATAAAGAAAAGGGTGAGACTCAAAAGGTTTCACCCTTTTTGTTTTTATGAAAGAAAAAGACTTGACTTTATGAATTATTGTTTGTATTATTAAAGCATATTCACCCATGATGAAATGGTATCATGTCTGATTGTTAATCAGATCTTCCTGGTTCGAATCCAGGTGGGTGAGCAAATATCTCTATGGTGTAATTGGTAGCATTACGGATTCCAAATCCGTTAGTCTGAGTTCGAGTCTTAGTGGAGATGCAATATATGGGCTTGTGGTGAAATGGTATCACATGAGATTTTGAATCTCATATTATCGGTTCAACTCCGATCAGGCCTTCTAAAAGTTTTTTAAAATAACACTTGACTTTATGAATTATTGTTTGTATATTTAGGTGTTAATTGAAATGATGAGATAAGAAAATGAAAGATAAGAGAACTAATAAAAATTACAGCCTAACTAAAGAGTTTAACAAAGCAATTAACTCCAGTTGGTATAAGAAAATAATGAAACGACTAAAGTTCGTTTGATTAAAAGTTTTTTGACAATTTGTTTACCATAAATGGCCCGGTCGTCTAATGGATAGGACACTGGACTTTCACTCCAGGAACCGGAGGTCAGTACTCCGTCGGGCTACAATAAAATATTATGGAGAGTAAAATACTTGAACGAAAAACTCGTTCTCCTTATATTTATTATAGAAGATAATATAGGAGAATTGATGTGTATAAATGTAAAGTAAAAAACTGTGGATATGAAACTGAAAGTCATCCACAAATAGCTAATCATTCTAAATGGGTTCATAAGAAAGATGAGCAATATACGGTATGTTCGTATTGTGATAAAAAATACCAAAAGGCAAATTTGGGGCCACATGAAAAACGATGTATGTATAATCCAGAAAATTATACTGAATGTAAAGAATGTGATACTCACATAGAAAAACACCTTACATTCTGTAATTCAAGTTGTTCAGCGAAGTATAATAACAGAGTTGGTAAGACTGGATATAGAAGGATGATAAATGATAATAATGGTATTCATCCTAATAAGATTGGAGTAAACCCACATTATAGGGAAATGTGTTTTGAGAACTATGAACCTGAATGTGTAATATGTGGATGGGATATTTCGGTTGAAGTTCACCATGTAGATAATAATCATGATAATGATGAACCAAAAAACTTAATACCACTGTGTTCTAATCATCACATAATGACACGAATGAATAAGCATAAAGAATTGATAAATGAAAAAATTAATGAAATAGTAAAAGAAAAATATGGGGCTATGGTATAAAGCGATTACACCGCATTTGCACTGCGGAAATTAGGGTTGGATTCCCTATAGCTCCACACCATATGTACAGGTGGCAGAGTGGTTTAATGCGGTGGATTGCAAATCCATTATTCATCGGTTCGAATCCGATCCTGTACTCAACAGGGGAATTAGTTCATCGGTAGAATGATTGGCTTACATCCAATAGAGAATGGTTCGATTCCATTATTCCCTACACAAAATGCTCTCATAGCTTATCAGGTAAAGCAACTGGTTTGTAACCAGAAGAGCGGGGTTCGATTCCTCGTGAGAGCTCAAACAATATACTCTCGTGGTGAAACGGATATCATATTTGGCTACGAACCAAAAGTTGGGGGCTCGATTCCTCCCGAGAGTACAGTATAAATAGAAACGGTAGAAGTCCGTTATAAAGACTTTGAGTTAATTCCTCAGACGAAAGATTGACGCTCTCTATTTATATCATTTTTTACTCCCGTAGTGTAAAGGAGAACACAGTAGTTTCCTAAACTACAAATGATGGCTCGATTCCATCCGGGAGTACAATTGGACCCATAGGTTAACTGGTAAACCAGATGGCTTTTAACCATCTGTTCCCGATTCGAGTTCGGGTGGGTCCACATGAGTATAAAATATGAACCGACCTTTGGTGAGTATGTAGTAATACGGATGAAGGAAGAAAATATATCTTGGAAAGATTTAGATGAAGATACTATTGACTTTTTTCATACTCAATGGTTGATTGACAGAAAGAGGGTCCCGTAGCCCAATTGGTAGAGGCAATAGACTTAAAATCTATACAGGTGTTGGTTCGATTCCAACTACCCGGTCAATAGTTATATTATATCTGTAATAGATAACTAAACATGATATTTATTACGGATAGAATGGAGTTAGAAATGGAAATTCATGATAAAAGTTGGGGATATGAAAAGTGGATAGTAAATAAGAAAGAATACTGTGGGAAACTTCTATTCTTTAAAAAGGGAAAACATTGTTCCTTTCATTACCATAAAATAAAAGATGAGGTATTTTATTTACAGTCTGGTTCGATAATAGTTAGATATTCAAATGAAGATAACTTAGAAGAATCTAAAAAAATGATTATGGAACCTGGTGATACATTTCACGTTTCTATTGGATTACGTCATCAAATGCTTGCAATAGAAGATAGTGAATTATTTGAATTTTCAACACAACACTTTGAAGATGATAGCTATAGGATAATTAAAGGTGATTAAAGTTTGGACTAATGGTTGCTTTGATGTTTTACATCGAGGACATATAGAGTTGTTTAAATATGCTAAATCACTTGGAGATATTCTTATAGTTGGTATAGATACTGATGCAAAGATTAGAACAGATAAGGGTAAAGGTAGACCAATACACACATTGGAAGATAGAATAGAAATGTTAAATTCTATAAAGTATATTGACGAAGTTTTACAGTTCAATACAACTAACGAATTACGAAATTTAGTTAGAGTTACATTACCAGATATAATGGTAGTTGGTTCGGATTGGAAAAACGGTCAAGTGATTGGTAGAGAATTTACAAAGGAATTAAAATTTTTTGATAGGGTGGGTGATTATTCAACCACTAAAATAATGGAAGCGTGGTAGAGTGGTTGATTGTACATCCCCGCTAAGGATGCTTACCTTAATAGGTAACGGAGGTTCGAATCCAACATCTTCCGCAATATATGGAGAGATCCACTGAATGGTCGGCAACTGGGTTTGAACCCCAGGGTGAATGAAAGTTTGGGGGTTCGATTCCTCATCTCTCCTCCAATTGCTCTCGTGGTGAAACAGGATATCACAAATCGTTTCTACCGATTTATTGAGGGTTCGAGTCCTTCCGAGAGTACCAATTATTACCACTTATTAGTGGTTATTAGTATGATAAACTACATCTTTTTTAGGTTCGATTATACTTATTAGTATAGGAGAATATAAAATGAAATGTGAATATTGTAATAAAGAACATAATGGGAGTTTTGCAACTGGTAGATTTTGTAATAGGAGTTGTTCTAATGGATTTTCTACTAAAGCAAAACGAAAAGAAATAAATGAGAAAGTTAGTAAAACTTTAACACAACATAAACAGATTGAAAGAAATTGTTTGGTATGTAATAAAAAGTTCATTACCACTGATTATAACGGTCCAACTCAAACACAACAAAAACTATGTTCAAGAGAATGTGGAAGCCAGTATTGGCCTGATAGTCGTAGGAAATCACAATCATTGGCTATGGTTAAACGAATATTAAATGGACATGCACCATCATTGAAGTCTATTAGATGTGAATATTTATATAAAGATAAATTAATAAAGTGTGATTCTAAAGTAGAATATAGTTGTTTAGATTATTTTGAAAATGAATTTAATGTGATGGATATTGATAGATGTAATTTTAGTTTACCATTTGAATTTGAGAATAGAGAACGGAGATATATTCCAGATTTTAAAATAAAAACTACTAATGGTGAAATTTATATTGTAGAATGTAAAACTATTATTTCCAACAATGACTTGCAGAGAAAATGGAAATATTATTACGATACTATAGATATTAAACGAGAAACTTTAATAAATTACTGTGATAAGAATGGATACACACCATTTTTTTATAATAAAGAACTCAATAGAAAATTTTACGATAACTGCAATCCCACCGGTATACCCTCGGTCTGATAAACCGTTGAAAGGTTAATTGGTTACACGTTGGTTCGACTCCAACCCGGTGGACAAATATGTGGGAATGTAAAGTGTGCAGAAATAGTGGTTCAATTCCACTTGGGGCTACAATATAGGAGAATGTAAAATGTGGAAACGATTTACAGGTGAACAAGTAACAGATATAGAAACAACACTACTTACTGATATAGCAAGTATTCAAGATGAGCATAATTTATCTTTTTACATTGGTGGTGATAGCATGAAACGATGTGACACTACAACTTACACAGTAGTATTGGTAATGTTGATGGAAGGTAAAGGTGGTCGTGGTTATTATAAGAATATAAAAATTAAAGATGTTAATATATCTATGCAACAACGATTATTCAAAGAAACATATGAAGCAGTTGAAACTGCTCTGTTTATAAATCCTATATTAGAAAGTATTGGTTATAATATTAAAGAAATACATACAGATATAAATCCGAAATCGAAATATGCCAGTAGTGAAATGGTTAAGCAAGTAATTGGGTATTGTATGGGAATGGGATTTGAAGGTGTATTGAAACCAAATAGTTGGGCTGCTATGGAATGTGCTGATAAATTTTCAAAGTAATATCTCATATATATTCTATTTATTATAGAAGTAAATAAAGGTTATGACTAAACATTTTCCTTTAACCAACCAGGAGATATTCACTATGAGTAAATCTAAAGCAGTAAAAAAAGTTGTTACTACTACACAAGTTAAAGTAAATCAAGAATGTAAAAATAAACGACAAGTCCTGTCACAATTAAAACGGATTAAATGGGATATAGAGTTCCAAACTGAAAATCAAGAAATATTCTATAACACTATAGATAAGAATGATATTTCATTTTGTGCAGGTCCTGCTGGATGTGGTAAGACTTATATCGCAGTATATTATGCATTACAACAACTTGCTACTTCTAAAAAATATGATGGAATTATTATTACAAAACCATTAGTAGAAGTTGAGGGTGAGAAGCTTGGATACTTACCAGGTAACGTAGAAGAAAAGACAGAACCATTTATGATGTCTATCTACTACAATATGGAACAGATTATAGGTAGAGATAGATTGAAGATGTTAAGAGATACGGGTGTGATTACAGTAGTTCCATTAGCTTATATGCGTGGACTTACTTTAACTAATAGAATGGTATTATTAGATGAAGCACAGAACTCAACTCCTTTACAGATTAAAACATTTCTAACTCGCATTGGTAAAGGTAGTAAATTTATCATTAGTGGAGATTTACAACAATCAGATGTTAAACATAAAAATGGTAATGGGTTAGAAGATGCAATTAGAAGATTAACTGGGTTACCACATTTAGGATTTTCACAATTTACATTAGCAGACATAGTGAGACATCCGGTAGTTGCTGGAATATTAGAACGATATAATAAAGAATATGATATTGCGGATTTACCTGCAGAAGCCACATTATCAGCTTGGTTAGAACATCCAAAATATGATTACTCACGAATAACAAACAGATGGGGTTAAAATGATAGAAATACAAAAGAACCAGAAAGAAGTATTTAGAATAGAAGAAAAAGAATTTTCTGGATACAAATTTGTGGACATTAGGATTTGGTTTATGGCAGATGATGGTGAGTATAAACCATCTAAAAAGGGTATATCCCTTTCACCAGATAAAGTACATGAAGTAGTTGAGGCAATACTCCAAACAATGGAAGATTCTAATTGGAAATCATTTGATACTAAATAATTGTATGTTTTCTAAAAAACTTTATATTTATTTTCATGAACATTGATGCAAGAGATTTATTAGATAATGAAACTCCAGATATAAATCTGGATGATATCACTATGACCCCATCCGCTATAGGCAGATTAACTACACTTGGATATACAGATGTAGAATTTTCCGTTGAGGGTGGTGGTTGTAGTGGTATGAATTATACATTAAAATCTCTTGACAGAAAAATAATAAATAACGATAAAATATATCATTACGACGATATGAAATTGATAGTTCCATTCAGTAGTTTCGTATACTTAATAGGAACAGAAATAGATTTTAGTGATGATTTATTAAACGGAGGTTTTAAGTTTACCAATCCACAATCAAATAGAACTTGTGGGTGTGGTACATCTTTCTCCGTATAGAAAACACATAGGAGTATAATATGCCAGGAGAAAAGGGTCAGGGAATAAATCCATATTTAGGAAAACCCATACCAAAAGAAAAGATAGTTAGAGCTATACAAGAAAGTGAAAGTATGATTAAGGCTGCAGCATCACTTCACACTTCATACAATACGTTTAAGAAGTACGCTAAATTATATGATGTATTTAAACCACACCCAAATTCAAGGGGAATTTCCAGAGCACGTAAAGTAACCTGGAGTGGATTAAAACCATTAGACGTAGAATTGACTTTACAGAAAAAGTTAATTAGAAAATTCATATTACCACAGAGATGTAGTCAATGTGGGGAGTCGAGATTCCGAAAAACTGATATGCTTTCACCACTTATATTACATTTCATTGATGGAGATATTCACAATAAAGTTCCAGATAATATGAGGTTCTTTTGTTATAACTGTTATTTCCTTGAGAAGGATCATAATCACAAACGAGTAAATGTAAAAATTGGTAGAACATTTGAAGATCAAAACGGGATAGAACAAAATATACAAGATGATATAACCGGTGATGAATTAGCCAAGGAGTTGGGTGCATCACTTGCAGATTTATTTGGTAAAACTTAGTGAATAAATTATTTGTAGCGTTATCATTTAGTGTAATAGGAAATCTAATTGCATGGTTTCACATGAATGCACAGTTCAGATGGGAATGGGCAAGAACTCATTGGTGGATTGCATTGGGTGGATTACCGGTAGGATATTTATTTTATTATTCAACTCGAATGTTTTATGAATATTTTGGAGAGTATTGGACTGTTAGACCAATTGGATTTGGAATTGCAACAATGACATTTACATTAATGACTGCATTAGTGTTACATGAAGTTCCAAGTCAACGGATTATAGTATCCTTAATATTAGCCTGTGTTATATTATACATTAATTTATCGGTACATATAAAATGACAAACAACATATCAAAGAAATTAAAAGATGGTAAGTTAGAACCACGTTCAGACTTGCCTGAAGATTTGAAGATTGCAATAAAAACGTTCATTGCACAGGCAGCGATAGTTGAAGAATATGAAGTTGATCACATACCTTCAGAGTATATCGTAAATCTAATTGATACATTTTCCAAATATCCAGAATATTCTTTGATCACATCTGAATTGATGGAATCTCTATTAAAGGGTCAACGGTAATGGCAACCAAAGAAATAAGAAAATTAATATTAGAAAGATTCCCACCTGGTGATTCATGGAAGGACCCAGAAGATCCATCATCAGGAATATTCCCATCACTCACGGAGGGATTAGAATACGCCTTTCATAAATCAGATGGAACTATTAAAGAGTTTCACCTATCTTCATTTGAGGGAAAGATTTATTCCGTTGAGTATGAAGAAGAACCGGATACACCACCACCTAAACCACGATATTCTATGTATGGAGAAGAAACAGATATTCAACCTGATTTATGGACGAATAAATGAAAGACAATGTAGTATATAATGATCCAGATAATACAGTTATGGTGAGAACTAACGGTGAATACATTTATATTATATACCATAAAGAAGATCAAATGACCAATATAGTAACCAGATTTACTACGGATAGTTGTTATTTAGATGGTTATGAAGTTTGTGATGATATGAAATGGATACTCACATTTAAAGTTATAAATGACTTTGAAATAAAACCGGAGTTAAACTAATGAAAATATCAAAAGACTATCAATGATACTATAGATGAAAGACGGTTGGGTTAGTTATATATTAACCCCTTCTCACTTTGTTTGGTAACTATTATCAAGAATACTCTTTTATAATAGATATAAAGAAATAAAAAAAATCATCAAGATAAGTGAAAAAAGACTTGACTTTCTCATTATTAAGTTATAAGATCAACTATAATGAGAAATAAACAATACATAGAAAAAAATAGAACCGAATTCAACCACAGAATAAAACAATTAAAACACATTTTAGATGATGTAAATTACTTACACCAAGATTCTACATATAGAGAATTCATTGGTAGTATGTATCACGCAATAAATACTGGTAGAAAAATCACATCATTAATGGAATCATCAATTACTAAAATAGTTAAGTCATATAAAACATGGCTCAATACAATAAACGACACATCCTATTTAGAAAATAAAACAATATTATTAAATAAGATTACTATGGTTCGTACCATGTTAGAACGAGCACCATATACAAGTAATTTCAAATATGAAAAAGAAATATTCATAGATTCACTTTACAACCAAGCTCGTAATAGAGGTTCATTATCACCCAAACAAAAATCAGCATTAAACAAAATGTATAAACAATATAAAAAGAAAGTTGAAAATATTTGAAGAAAGTACTTGACTTTCTCATTATTTTGTCGTAAGATCAAGAGTAATGAGAGAGAAAACCCAAATGAAAAAAATGAAATTATTTAATCCAATGGCACTTCGTGAGAAGTATTCCAGTAAAAATCTAAACAAGACTAACAATTTTAGTTCATTTTGGTTGGATGAAAATTGGGGTGAAACTCATGATGAAGAAAAGAAAAGTGGAACTGATTTAATAGCTCTCGCTTCATATAGACGAGCTATTGGAAACTTCGTAAATATTGTAACTGGAAAAGATATTCCCGTTACATTTACAGCACAAGGTGATTCCTTTACTGATGGTAAGAAAGTTACTATTTCGTCAAAGTTGGATGATAAACTTTTTGATTCAACTGTTGGGTTAGCACTTCACGAAGGTTCTCATATACTATTAAGTGATTTTGACTTCCTAAAACAACTTGAAGTTAATATACCAAAAGAATATTTAGATAGAGCTTTCACTAAAGGTTATAGTGAAATGGATTCTAAAATTCATATTAAGAATTTATTAAACTTTGTAGAAGATAGACGAATTGATTATCATATATTCAGTAACTCACCTGGATATAAAGGTTACTATCATTCAATGTACGAAAAGTATTTTAGAGCAAAAGTAATTGATAAAGCTTTATTGTCTGATGAAATGACCGATGAAAATTGGGATTCATATATTTTTAGAGTTATCAATTTTACTAATTCAAATACTCGTTTAGATTCATTAAATGGATTAAGAGAGATTTGGAATATACTTGATTTGAAAAATATTTCAAGATTGAAATCAAGTGAAGATTCATTCAATGTGGCACTTGAAATGTATCACGTAATTTTAAATAACATTCTTGATGGAATTAAAAAAACTGATGATGAAACTGGTGAAGTTTCTTATGAGAAAGCCGATGGTAGTGGTTCTACTGATGGTAATAGTGAAAGTGGTGAAAGTGAATCCCGTGAAATGTCTGATGATGAATTTGAAGATTTGTTATCAGCCGTTGAAAATGGTGATGTAGAATTTAGTGAAGAAAAATCCGGAAATTCTGTATCTGTTCCTATGGATAGTGGTGAAGAATCGGATGAAGATGGGGAAAGTTCTTCTACTGAAAGTAGTGATGAAAGTGGTGAAGAAGATTCTTCTAATAAAAGTGGTGAAGAAATTGAAACTAAAAAAAGTGAAGTAACACTTTCAGATTCACAAAAGAAATCACTTGAAAACGCAATCAAGAAACAAAAGAAATTTATGGATGGAGATATCCAGAAAAAGAAAGTTTCCAAAAAAGATAAAGCTTCCATTGACGCTGTTGAAAATAGTGGTATGAGTTATAAAGAAGTTGGTGTAGATTTAACTGATAGGTGGACTGGTAAAAAACTTGGTAAAAAAACCAAATGTATTGTAGTTAAGAAATTAACCAAAGAACTTATTGAAAGTGGAACTATCAATATGTTAGGTAGAAGTTATCACAGTGATACTAACGAAGAATCTATTACAGAAGGTTTAAGACTTGGAACTATCCTTGGTAGAAAACTTCAAGTTAGAACTGAATCCCGTGAAACAAAATATACCAGAAAAAATACCGGTCGTATTGATAAAAGATTAATAGCCGAACTTGGATTTGGAAATGATGGTGTATTTAGTCAAACATTTATTGATTCTTTCCCAGACGCTTTCCTTCATATTTCCATTGACGCAAGTGGAAGTATGTCTGGAGATAAATGGAGAAAAACCATGAAGTCAGTTACTTCTATGGTAAAGGCAATTGATATGATTGAAGGTGTTGATGTGGTTGTTTCTTTTCGTTCTACTCAGCATAGTTATGGTAGAAGTACTGAAGATTATCCAATTATATTAATCGCTTATGATTCACGTGTAGATAGTTTAGTTAAAGTTAAAACACTTTGGAAATCCATAAATGTAGCTGGAACTACTCCAGAAGGATTATGTTATGAAGCTGTTATGGATGAAATGGTCGCTGGTGGAACTGATAAAGAATCTTATTTCTTAAACTTTTCCGATGGGATGCCAATGTTTAGTAATGGTGTCGTTGATTATTATCATGATACCGCAATCAACCATACTAAATTGATGGTAAAGAAAATTAGAGAACGTGGAATAAAAGTTCTTTCATATTACATTGGAGATAGTTATGATGGAAATAGATATATGGGAGATTTCAAAAGAATGTATGGTAAAGATTCTCAGTTTGTTGATGTAACTTCTGTAACAGCCGTATCAAGAACTATGAACAAAAAATTCTTGGAGAAGAACTAATGGAAAAAGTAAAAAATATGTTAATGGGATTAGTATTAGTAGCTATGATGTATATGTTATTAGTTATAGCATTTATACTTGATGGAGCACCGTTTCATCCCTAATGATTAAGTGGATTTTATCCAAGTGGTATAAACATTCACCAGATTGTATGTGTGGATATAAGATGAAGCCAACAGATAGAAGAAGAACTGAATCAGAAGATAGTTGGAAATGTATATGGAAAAAATGTGGTTGGGAAACCTATCAAACTGATAATGGTAAATTCCATTGGACTAAATCAAAATGAAAAAAAGTGAAAAAAACTTAAAAAAAGCCTTGACTTTATCAAATATTATTCGTAAGATCAAGTAACAATGAGAGATAATGTAACTAACTTAAAAGGAGTCATTCAAATGACAAATACAGTTGTAAAAATAGAAATGTCGGGTAACCGATTTAACGCTTGGGATATCGATGGTAATAAACTTACCTCGGAAATCTCAACTTCCACTCGTAGAGGAGCGTTTGAAGCCGGAATGGCATTAGAGAAACGTGAAGGTAAAGGTGGGAGAACTTATTGGTGGAAAGTTCCAATGAGTAAATTTGACGAAGCTTCTGTTCCAGTAATGGATATGAGTTCTGTTGATATTCCAAAAGAACATTCAGAAATGTTGAACTTCATTCATAGTTCTTTTAAACTTAAACCTAATGGTTTGGTGATGAAAGAATTGAAGTGGAAATATCTTGTCCGTTCCGCAGTCCGTGGAAAAAACATTTTAATGACTGGTTCGTCCGGATGTGGTAAAACTATGGCAGCTAAATCGTTGGTAAACGCTTTAGACCGTCCTGACTTTTACTTTAATCTTGGAGCGACACAGGATCCTCGTTCAACTTTGATTGGTAATACCCACTTTGATAAAAAGAAGGGAACTTACTTTTCAGAATCACATTTCGTTTCCGCGATAAAAACTCCAAACGCAGTTATTCTGTTGGATGAATTATCAAGAGCTCACCCAGACGCTTGGAATATTTTAATGACAGTTCTTGATGAAGGTCAAAGATATCTTCGGTTGGATGAAGCCGATGGAACTGAAACAGTTTCAGTCGCAGAAGGAGTTACATTCGTCGCGACCGCTAACATTGGTAATGAATACACTTCTACTCGTGTTATGGATAAAGCCTTAATGGACAGATTCACCATCGTAGAAATGGATGTATTGAATAATGAAGAAGAATTGGGATTACTATCCTATATGTTTCCTCATGTAGATAATGGATTACTGAAATCAGTTTCGGAAATTGCACATTCAACTCGTGTTGAATCACGAAATGAAACCGGTAGAGTTTCAAGTGGAATTTCAACCAGAACTTCTGTTGAAATGGCTGGATTACTCTATGATGGATTTGGATTAGATGAAGCAGCTGAAGTTACTGTCTATCCACAATACTCTAATGATGGTGGTATGGAATCAGAACGAACTTACGTGAAACAGTTAATACAGAAGTTTGTTACTGATGGTAGTTCTGATGACTTGTTTAATGAAAGTGAAATCGAAAACTCAGGAGATATTAGTTAGAAAATTTCTTTCTAATTAGAAGAAACTAAAAACGAAGTGGTGAAGCTATCAAAATATTTTGATAGTTTCACTTTCTCGTATAATATTTAATAATAGGAAATAAAAAATATGAATAATAAATTAAAACGTTCAATGAAACGATTAACAGAAATGGATGCGTATATGGATGACAATATAAGAAATGTTTATATTGATAATATCGTATCTAATTTAAAACGTGGTATTTACCCAAAGGGATCCCTTGAAAGAATCCAGAAACTCATAGAGAGGCATCAAATTATACTAAAGGCAAAGGAAAAATTAGTTAGGGGTTAATCCCACTAACGTGGGGTGGGTATTTTAAATTCCTTTTTATCTCACCCCACACTTTAATAGGAAAATATAATGGATGATTTTTTAATTGACATGAAAAAAAGTTACGATTACCATGAGAGTGCTGGTAATCTGTATAAGGTAAAAAAACTAAGCACTCAAATTTTTGAATTTATAAAAATTTCTAAAACTGGTTGGTCAAGTGAAAGTAGAAGTGATTTTGCATTTGTAACAAAATTACAAGAACAATTAATGGCCGAGGCTAAAATTGGTGGTGGGTTTAAATTAACAAAAAATGAAAAATTAATGTGTAATATTATTTATAAGCGATATAACAACAAGGACCAATACAATGAAACAAATAATTAAAGATGTGTTAGATGATATGTCGAGTGGTCAGATTAATTTGGCATCATCAGCGGCAAGAGAACTTGTAGCAACTACAATATCTATAACACTAAAAGAATATGGTAGTTATACTAAATATAGAATAGACACCGCAGGTAACCCAGTAAAACCAATTAATTCATATCTCACTACTGATATGCACAAGTATGATTTAGAATCGGATATACAATCTGAAAAAGATAAGTGGGTGTGTAATATATGTGGAGAAAATACACACGATGTAAATTCAGATTATCTTGGAACTGAGTTTAATCACCTTGAGTGTGAATTAAAATTAGAAGATTGGGTATGTGATTACTGTGATGAATCTACTCACGATAGAGACTTAGATCCCGTTGTATCGAGAACACGACATCTAAAATGTCAGTTAGAATACGAACGTGAAAATGGGGAACGGTATACTGAAGAAACTAATAGACCTGCGGATGAGATAATTGATAATTCACTTTCTAATGATGGTAAATATATTTACGAATCACCAGATAGTGGCAAGACAGTTTTTCGTAGACCATTTGGTGATTATACACTAGAACATAAAGAAGAAATAGATTGGGAAACCAAAGAACCAACTGGTAGATTGTTTACTGATTACAATAATGGAGGGTGGAATGATGAAAGATAAATGTGTTAGTTGTGATTGTGAAACTTTATATGATAAAGATACTCATATAGATAACCGATTAGGATATGTAGAAGGAGCAGGTCAACTTTGTTTGGATTGCTATGATAAAATTTACAGAACAAAACAGAATAAGGATAGTAAAAATGAAAATGAATAGATGGTCAGGTTATACTAAGTATATTGTAATGGTGGATGGTGTAGTTGAAGCAATAGCAACTTATCCCGCATATATGGATTTTAAAAGAGTAAAGCTTGCTCTAACCCAAATATCGAAAGATGATAGTGGTGTATATTTATATGAAGGAGATAGGTATAAACAACCTATCACTCAATCACGAGCTTTACAAATCTTAATGAAGATAGAAGAATGTAAATGGGACGATGGTATTAGAACTGTCGCAAAACAAATAAAGGCCAGTAATATGTTATCACCTCTTAAACGCGGGAGAAATTAGATGGGTAAACAAGTAAAAAAATATGGTTATTCATGTGAACTTATAAGAGTTGTGGACGGAGATACATGCGACGCTTACATTTCATTAGGATTTGATGTAAGGGTCAAAAAGAGAATAAGATTTTACGGTGTTGATGCTTGGGAAAGTAGAACACGAGATTTAGAAGAAAAGAAATTGGGTTTAGCCGCGAAGGCATTTGTCAAAGACCTTTTAGAAAATTCTGATGATGGTAAGTTTTCAATTATATCACATGGAACTGGTAAGTATGGTAGAGTTCTCGGAGAGTTGTTTGTTAAAGGACACGATACTTCAGTAAATGAATTATTAAAAGAACATGGACACGCATACGAATATCATGGTGAAAAGAAAAAAGTATTTGGAAGTTAAATGAAAAAATATAAAGACATATCAGAAATAGAAGAAGGTTGGGGTGACTTTAAAGATGCTGTAAGTGGTGGTCAGACTCAAGCAGATTGGGTAGATCCAAACGGTAAATTGTATAAAGTTAAAGACACTCATATGGAGTTTGTAGCGAGACACCCAAAGTTATTTAAAACTGAAATTGGAACTTTAAAACGAATCTTTGATAAACATAGTGAGGTATTTCCGAAACAAGAGAATAAAGCTCGCATAGAAATCCTAACCAAGATAGTAAAAAGAGGTTGGATACGAACCCGATACAGACCAAGAGAAGGTGCGTGGACATTGGAAACTTACAAGTGGGGAACTCGTGAAATTAAAGCAGCTCGTAAGTGGGCAAAGGTAAAGTCCGGTGGTAATACCCAATTTAGAATAAACTTTGTATCAACATCTAAACAAAAATTGATAGGACATTCATTTAGTATAGATTTGATAAAGAGTAAAGGTAATGATGTATTTGAAGCATGGATGAAAGAAATAATGGAAATCACAGAAAACGTTAATTTACAAGAAAGTTCTTTAAGTAGAATTTGGAAGCACGCCCAACTTCACCAAACTGGAACCATAACTGCATTTAGATATGCTCGTGATTGTGGTGAAGGTACGGTGTATACGAAAGGTGAAAATAAAGCAAGAAATAAAAAGTTGGAATCAAAATTATTAAGTAAGGGGTATGGTATTACTAAAATACAGGGAATTTATATTGAGAATTATAAATCTAATAATGAGATTGAAGTTAAAGAAGAATCATTTTTTGTGGTGGATTTAAAAGATAATAAAAAACTATTATTGAATTTAAAAAAATTAGGTAGAGAATTTGATCAAGATAGTATTTGCTTTGGATTACATGGTGGCAAAAGATATACTGTATTTGGAACTAATGATTGTCCAAATGCATATCCTGGAAAAGGTAAAAATATAAAACTAGGAGATGCTATTTTTGGAAACAGTGGTAAATTTATGTCGAAAGTAAACGGTAGACCGTTTATATTTAATGGATCAGTTAAAACTAAATTACCAGAAATGATAACCTATGAATCATTATCTATACAGTCAAAAGAAGTAGTAGATAAAATATCAAATACTACTTGGGAAAGTTTTTATGTATCCAATAAGGATATTTTAGAAAATGAAAAATAAAAAGAAATCAATAACAAGTAAAATTAAAAAGTATTCATTAGTTAATATAATTGAGAATGATTATAAACAAAATAAACTGAACAAGAGGAAAACTGGTATTAGTTAGTACAAATCTCTGGGGAAAGAGAACAAGACATAGAAAAGAACAAGACCGTGACTTGGTAGAGGCACAAAATTTGGTTGTAATAAACATTCAAAAAAACGTTATAAAAAAGATATAGAGGTCAAAGTAAATGAGACAGCGTGATTGGTATGGTAATGTTAAATCTATTAAACCTAAGACGGATAAAGAAATAGATTCAGAAACAAAATGGATTATTATAAAGTGTGGATTAGCTTTAATAGTTGCCGGATTATATATGTATTTTATAATCTCGGGAGGATAATATAAATGAATAAGTATAAGGTTATAAAAGATTACCCAACATCTAACGGTATTCTATATAAGAATGAGTTAGTTAAAGAAGATGGTAATTCTACTTTGAAAGGCCATCTTCGCGTAAAAGATACTATGGGTCGAATATGGTTTGTTCCAAAGGATAATTTAAAAATAAAAAATAAAGCTTGACTTTTACGATTTTTCGTAGTATATTAAGGCAACAAATGAGGAATAAAAAGTTATGAATGAATTAATAAAAGAACTTACAATTGAAAGTTTTGCAGAATATCCTGATAAAATGGATCCTGTTAAAATAAAGGCCATAGAATCTCAATTATTTAAAAGTAGTCAGGTAAGAAAATACCGAGAGAAGAAAATTAAAAAGACTATGAAAAAAGTTATGACGAAATATAATATACCATCAGTATCGAAAAGAGTACAAAGAAAATTTGTGTTCTTTTGGGAAAATCAAGACGGACATTTTGTTTTTGAGTCTGCGGGTGAATACAAACTTGATTTAAAAAATAACAAGAATTTAACAGACGACCAAATTTGCAGAAGGCGACTTAAACAAGGAAATAAGAAAACTTTTGACTGGCAAAATATTACATTGTGGCCAATTGAAGTAACAGATTGGGTTGAAGATAATTATATTTTATTTGAGAAAAATAAAATTAATAATAAAGGCAAAAAGAGAAGTTCACAAGAATTACATAAAAGTATTCAAACAACCGTAGAAAATACTATTCTCAGAAAAGTATTAACTACTGGTGGGTATTCTATTAATCGCCCACAGGGTACAGAAGTTCATAAGTTACCTCCAGGAAAGACTATAAAAGATGCTTTTGAATTGGTAAACGAATATTTATTTGGGATATCGAATCCAAGAATTTTTGAACCAAGAGAGAAAACTACAAAGTTTTTACTCAAACATATTAGAAAAATTATAAAAGTTACTAGACCAGTAATATTTCCAATGGCGAAATATTTGTATGGAGTTGCAACAGGAGTGGGAAAAACAGCAGACTTTCTGTTTGGGTGTCAGTTGTGGATGAAACTTACAAAACACAATGTACATTTGTGTGTTACTTCAATGCCAGATACCAGAAAAGATTTGTGTAGAGATGTAAGAGATGGGAAACCTTTTCAAAATATTATTGTGTGGGTTCCAGATAAACACTATAAAGATTTGGTGTATTTGTTGAAAGAACGGGTAAGACCATTTAGTCAGATTAAAGATATACATAATTTACCAGATAACAATCATGTTATTTCATTGGGTGTTCAAGATGCCAGAGGTGAAGAAGGTGAAAAGTATAAGGATATTCTTGAACAGTTTAAGTATGGTGTGTATGGTAAGGATGAAGTTCATACTAATCAAGGTGAATTTAGTAAGTTTGCTACGAATGTAGAGAAATATCTTACATGGGGATTGGCAGTTTATATGACTGGTACTCCTGAACAATTTGTATTAGAGTATTCTGAATTTACAGAAGAAAATAGACATTTGTTTTTGATGAATGATGTTTATATAGCTAAAAAAGAAGGTGATCCTGATTTTATAGATGTTCCTTGGAGAAATATTATGATAAATGATTTCGAAGGTGCACAATTAGAAGTTGCTAGAATCTTAAACTTAGAAGATGATGAATTACATACATTAAAGAAACAATGGAGTTGGGATACAGTAAATAAGTTGTTTACTCACGAAACAGCAGTCAGAGAATTGATTAAAATTCGTTTTGGGGTTGGTGTTTACGCTGGTAGTTCAAGGTGTTTTTGGGGAACAGGCAGTGGACTTGCAAAGTATTCAAGGAAGGTAGGTATTGTATGTATAGAGTCAGGTAACATTAAAGAAAAAGGTTTTCATCTCAAGAAAATTATCAAAGAAGAAGTCGGTATTAAAGTTTTTTCAGCACATGAATCCAGAACTGCATATGATGATTTTTTGAACTTTTGTAATAATACCGATGAAGATTGTGTGTATATTACACACGATAAAGATATGACTGGTAAAAACAATAAACATATTAACTGGGGATGGTTTAGTCTTAACATAAATAGTGTAGTTAGAGCTAATCAAGGATGTGGTAGATTTGTTAGAAAATTATTGGGTAAGACAGATGTTTATATATTTTTTGATAATCCTAATACCGCATTTGCTATTACAATAGATCCAATTGAAGCAATATCTGATAATCCAGGTACTACTATAGAAACAGCACAGAAAGTATCAAAAGTTGCAACTTATTGGTTAGAGGGAAGTGAAAGGTGGGAAAAGGCTGAAGTACCAGACATAGTAAAACATATTAATGATAATGATCCTATTGGTACCAGAGGATTATTTAGTTACCGACATATAAATCCTAACGCAGAATGTCCTATAGATTTAGTAGGAGTAATAAACGCCGGAAAAGTGTCGAGAAGTGCTAGTCAAAAACTTTCTAATACAATAGCATCTCAAGGAAAAAATAAAATTGTACGTAAGAAAAAATTAAATAAGAATGAAATAAGTAAATGGAATAATGAGTATAGAAAAAGTTTGTCGGAAAGTATAGGAAAATTATCATATGCAGTAATACATACTGATTTATATACATTAGATAGTATACTAAAAAATCCTACAATATCTTTTAATGGTATAGATAAGACATTAGAAGAAGTATGTGGTACATCATTATCCTTTTCAGAAATACAAGACGCGATAGATAAAGATTGTGTAAGTTCTTTTTCTGTAAATAGAAGTTTAGCAAAAGTTAGAACACACTTTCTTGATATATTGGAAACGGGTTTAGTAGAAGATTTATTAGAATCTTTTTGTTACATTCGGGTAGCAGATTCTAGAACAAATTTTGTTGCAGAACCAATTAATTTTGTCAAAACTATTATTGAAAAGTTATTAAATGTAATGGTGGATGATGGAGTTGATTTTGAGAATACAACATTCGGTGATATATGTGCCGGGCGTGGATCATTTTTAATTGCAATTTTAATTTTAGCTAAAAAATATAATTTTAACATACTTCCAAAGAATATTTATTATAATGATATAGATCCTACATGGGTAGAATTTTTTAAAAAAATCAATAAAGAATACAAGTTGGGTATTCCAGAAGAAAATATTTTTAATGAAGATGTATTTAATCCATCTCAAAAATTTAAGGAGATTCTTATGAAAGGATTTGATGTAACACTTGGTAACTGGCCATTTGGAAATAAAAACAACAAAATATGGGATAAATTTGATAGGTTAGTTTTAGATAAAAATAAAATAAATACTAAATATGTTTTAAGAATAGCACCCTCTGGTTGGAGAAATGTAGATGGAAATCAGAAAGATATTCAACGAAAGATATTTAAGGAGATGGATTTACTATATCTTGAAATGTATGATGAAAGTGGTGGACTTGATACCTTTGGAAAAGAGACACGATTTGATTGGGCATTATGGAAAAATAGTAAAACCAAAAATCTTAAAACAGAAATTAAATTTCAAGATGGTAGTGTTGCTCATATTTATACTACTAACTTAGAATTTTTACCAAATTATGATTATGAAAAATATAATTCTCAGTTAGCAAGTGGAAATGAAGAACGGGTTGAAGTCTCATATGATCGTTCTATGTACGGAACAGATAAACCCCATATGTCGCGAGAAAATGTATCTGAATATCCTTGTAGTTATACGATAAACAATGAAGGTATTCTTACAAATGGTAATGGAGAGAATAGACCTTGGTATTCGAGTATTAAAAAGGGACATTTTGGAATCCCAAAACTCATTTGGAGTAATGGGCGAATTACTTCAATTGGTAGTTATGTAGACGATACTGGTAAATATGGATTAACACAATATTCATATGCTATTGTCGATACACCAGAAAATTTACCACTTATTAAGAAGGCTTTTGATTCAGAAGAGTTTAGAAGTTTAATGATGTCTTGTGCAGTTACTCAAAATCAGATTAATTATAAAGTTATATCATTATTTAAAAAGGATTTTTGGAGAGAATTTATATAATGATAAAGGAGTTTATTAAACATAGTCGTCATTTTAGTTATATGAGTGGAATTGAACGAGATAAACTTAGAGTTAAAGAAACTTCAGAAGTATTTACACCTACTAAAGATATACAAGAAAAATTAGATATACTTGAAAAAGAAGATCCGGAGTTATTTTTAAATTCAAATAAAACATTTTTAGAACCATCTTGTGGAGATGGCCAATTCCTTTCAGAAGTAGTAATAAGAAAAATGGAAAGAAGTAATTGTACATTAGAACAGGTATTATCCACCACATACGGAGTAGAATTGATGGAAGATAATGTTAAGTTATGTAAAGAAAGATTGGCAGGTCCAAATCCTACACAAGAAATATTAGATATATTAGACAAGAATATAGTGTGTGCAGATGCATTAACATATCATTATAGATTTGATGACACTCATCCAACTAATAGTTATGCTGAAAATAAGTCCGGTGAATTTTTTGATTTTAAAAATAAAAAGACGTTTTGAAAAATTACGTGATATATATAGATGAGTATAAAAATTTGTCGCTCAATAGAGGACAATAACATAACCGAATGTCAAGGCTCAAAAGAGATTGATGTTCATAGTTGACTAACGTAACTAACAGGAGAAATAACATGACTAAAGTTGCACTTCACACAGGTATCCCTTTTTTCGATAGAGATACATTCTTAACACCATTTGACGCATTATTTGACCAAGTGGTAAACACACAATTTCCAGACATAGCAAAGACGGTTGGGGTGAATCCGTATAAAGGTTCATCGTATCCAAAAATAAATGTTTATGAATGGGATGATAAAGTTGGCATCATCGCAGAAATTCCAGGACTTCGTAAGAAGGATTTGAACATTCAAGTTGAAGATGGTATCTTAACTATTTCAGGTAATAAACATAATACATTTGACGTTGACGGTGCTAAAGTACTTCGTAGAGAGTTGAAGCAATCTTCATTCAAACGTTCATTTGAATTAGGTGAATTACTTGATGGAGAAAATATATCAGCTAAATTTGAAGATGGTATATTATCTATAGAACTTCCCAAAATAGAACCAGAAATTCCGATGGTTAATATAGTAAAAATTTCATAAAATAGAAATTATTACTATTATATAATAGAGTGGGTTCAACCAATTTTTAGTTTCCATTATAAACAAACTTAAAAACAACCGAGCCCACTTTTATTATATCAAAATAATATAACTAATAAATACAGGAGAAAGTAAAATGAGTTATAGTATCAATCCGTTATCGGATAGAGTAGTTATAGAAGCCGCAGAAGCTGATGAAGTTTCCACCGGTGGAATTATTCTTCCCGATACGGCACAAGAAAAACCGCAACGCGGTAAAGTAGTAGCAGTTGGTCCAGGCAGGACAACTGATAGTGGAACATTAGTAAGTCCATCCGTTAGTGTAAATGATGAAGTCCTATATGGAAAATATAGTGGAACTGAAATCAATATTGATGGAAGTGATTTATTAATTGTTCGTGAGAATGACATAATGGCTAAGTTATAGGAGAATGAAATGGCTAAAGAAATAAAATACAATGCTCAATCCCACTCAGCTTTGATGTCTGGTGTAGACCAACTTGCAAACGCGGTTAAGGTTACATTAGGTCCAAAGGGTAGGAATGTAGTTATTGAAAAGAAGTTCGGTTCTCCGCTCATAACCAAAGATGGGGTTACAGTAGCAAAGGAAATTGAACTTGAAGATAAGTTTGAAAGTGTAGGGGCAGAGTTATTGAAAGAAGTTGCGTCAAGAACATCTGATATAGCTGGTGATGGTACAACTACCGCCACGGTTCTCGCACAGGCCATCATAAACGAAGGAGTGAAGAATGTTACAGCGGGTGCAAATCCAATGTCCATTAAACGTGGGATTGATTTTGCATCAAGTAAAGTTGTAGAGTCCATCCGTAACGCAGCTAAAGACCTTCCAGATTCAAATCAAATTGCTCAAGTAGCTACAATCTCAGCAAATGATGATAGTGAGATTGGTGGAAAGATTGCTGAGGCAATGGAAAAAGTTGGTAAAGACGGTGTTATTACTGTAGAAGAAAGTAAGACAGCTGAAACATATTTGGATTTCGTAGAAGGAATGCAATTTGATCGTGGTTATCTTTCACCATACTTCGTAACCGATTCTGATAATATGGAAGCAGTTCTTGAAGATCCATATATCTTATTACATGACAAGAAGATTTCCAATGTGAAAGACGTTCTACCTATTTTGGAGAAAGTAGTTCAGACAGGAAAACCAATCGTCATAGTAGCTGAAGATGTAGATGGTGAAGCACTCGCGGCACTCGTAGTGAATAAACTCCGTGGAACATTCAAAGTTCTTGCAGTGAAGGCACCAGGATTTGGAGACAGACGTAAATCAATGTTAGAAGATATTGCGACACTCACCGGAGCAACCGTAATTTCTGAAGAAGCTGGTCATAAATTAGAGAACACAACTCTTGATTTTATGGGAACCTGTTCACGTGTTGTATCCGACAAAGACAATACAACCGTCGTTGGTGGTAGTGGTGATGTAGATACAATTAAATCTCGTATTAATGAAATCAAAGTTCAGATTGAAAAATCCACTTCCGATTATGATATTGAGAAGTTACAAGAGCGACTTGCTAAACTAAGTGGTGGAGTTGCAGTACTAAATGTTGGAGCACCAACTGAAGTTGAAATGAAAGAGAAGAAAGCTCGTGTGGAAGATGCGTTACACGCAACCCGAGCAGCAGTTGAAGAAGGTATCGTCGCTGGTGGTGGTGTTACTCTACTTCGTGCTATTTCAGCTCTTGACGATGTATCAGTAGATGATGAACAAATGGTTGGAGTGAATATCATGAGAAAAGCACTTCAAGCACCACTTCGTCAAATCTGTGAAAATGCTGGTGAAGAATCTTCCGTCGTAGCACGTGAAGTTCTTAATAGTAAAAATGGAACTGGGTTTGATGCTCGTAGTGGAGAATATGTAGATATGTTCAAGGCTGGCATTATTGATCCAGCTAAGGTTACACGTGTAGCAGTAGAGAACGCAAGTTCAATCGCTGGTATGTTACTCACAACGGAGGCCGTTATTACGGAAATTCCAAGTGACGACACATCACCTATGATGCCACCAGGCGGAATGGGTGGAATGCCAGGCATGATGTAAATCCACATTGGTAGTGGGATCACAATAAGTGGTCCCACTATTATGGATATTATAAATGGATATAATAAATGTAAAAGATACTTTATATCAAGTATTAGGTAAAATGGATGTAGATAAAACAAATGAAAAGGGAACAGATTACTGGAAAGATAAATACGGTGCAGACGCAGTACTTCGCAATGGTAATAAGTTCTATTTCTGTATGACTATAATAGACGCAGAATTTGATGATATTTAGGTAAAATCTATATTTATTACCAACAGGAGAAGTATATTATGTCCAATAAACAGGAAATGGTCAACTTTAAAATTTTAATACGTAGATTAAAAGAACTTGGAATTGATCCAGGAGAAGGTGATGGTAAAAGAGTTTATGGTGACGGTGAAGATAGAATAGATTTAATAGAACTCCCAGTCCAACCAGAAATATTTGAGTTGTTGAGTAAAGATGAAAAAGAAGCTTTATACATTTGGTTGAATAGATATAATATGCCACAGTCGTAGTGAATGATAAGTTATTAGAATTAAAAAGAAAAAAGTTACAACATCAAATCCTATATTTAAAAACTGAACTTGAAGAAACTACATTTATTTTTAATGATAGTTTAGTTGAGTTTGAAAAGGAATTTGGTGAGTATTTTAGAAAGAAAAAAACTTCTAAAGATGCTAAAAGAGTAGCTACGGATCCTATTGAATATGATATTCCAGAAAAGGATGTGAATATAGTATTTAAAAAGATAGCTCAAAAAACTCATCCTGATAAACTTGAAAACAAAAATATTTCTCAAGTTAGGCATAATAAATTAGTAGATTTATACAAAGAAGCATTAGGATCAGTAAAGAATAAAGATTGGTCAAGAGTGATGGAAATAGCAATGGAATTAGGAATTGACATTTCTAAAATTAAAAAAGATGATAGTAAGTATTTAGAAGAAAGTGTAAAGAAACTTACAGAGAAGATACATGAACTCAAAGGAACTTACGCTTGGCAATGGAAAGATACCCCAGAAGAAAATAAAGAAATAGTGAAAGAGGGAATGTTAAAATCTCTCGGACTAAACATTAACGAGGAGAAAAACGATGAGTAAATTAAATGAACTAAACGAACAGATTACTAAACTATACACTGAATTTTCAGAAAACCATGAAATATATTCTGAAAAGGGTAACAAAGCAGCAGGTGGTAGAGCACGAAAAGCTCTCGGTGAATTGAAGAAATTAGTTACCGGATATAGAAAAGCATCAGTAGAAGAATCTAAACAATAGTTAATATATATTATATTTATTACTATTAAGGATACATTAAATGTTAAGAAAAAATAGAATATTAGAACATATTGAACAGTTACAACTTTCGATGGAGAGATTAAGGTCAAACTTATTCGACGCCGAAGGAAAGGTTATTCCAGTAAAAGAACTCGCTGGTAGATTAGAAATAATGGAAGATAAAATATCTATTATTTTAAATCTCATCGAGTTAGAAGATGAATAACAAAGTAATTGGAGAGATCATGTGGAGACGCAAAATAGTAAAACATTTCCATATTTAGTAGGATTAGCAGCACTACTCGTAGCGGGTAGTGCGGCATTCTATTCAGTATATGGATTATCAAAATTATTCGCCGGAGCAGCATTAGCAGTAGTGATAATGGCAGGATCATTAGAGTTTGCAAAGTTAGTAACAGCATCATTCTTATATCGGTATTGGACTAAAATAAATGGGTTTATGAAAACTTATCTATTGGTTGGAACAATAACTTTAGTTGGAATTACATCAGCAGGTATATTCGGATTCTTATCCAATGCCTATCAAGGGGCCACAGTAGAGTTTGAGAAACAATCTACAAAACTGATTTACAAAGAAGATAGATTAGAACAGTTAGAAGAAGATAAGGTATATCTAAAAAGTGAATTAGAACAATCTGTAGCATTATTACCGGACAACTATATTACAGCCAGACGAAAACTCCGTGAAGATTACAACCCAAAAATTTTAAACCTAAATGAACAAATATTAGATATTAAAGAAGATATTGGAGATTTAAAAACAGTATTAATTGAAACCGGTGTTGATGTAGGTCCAGCTATCTATCTTGCCAGAACATTCAAAACCGATATAGATACAGTAGTTAAGTTTTTTATATTCATCCTCATTTTCGTGTTTGACCCAATGGCTGTCGTATTAGTTATTGCATATAACATAGCAATGGTTCATAGAGCAGAACATCACACTCCACCAGAAAATACAGAACCAAAGAAACGAAAAAAGTGGTGGAAACTATATGGTGAAGATAAACCATTATTTGAGAAACTTGTTAAAGAAACAATAGAACCGGATATTACTGAAAAAAAGTTAGATAAGGTTATAGAAGAAACAAAAGTTATAAAGGAAACTCCAACAGTCCCACAAGATCGTGGAATACACTATCCAGTCGTAGAAAATAAAAATAAATAAACAAAAATAACACTTGACTTGTATTGATCTTTTCCGTATATTCTAATAGAAATTAAATGGAGAAACTAATGAACTCGACAAATGATACAGAATTAAATTTCATAGATGATAGATATGACGGTCCTGATGTTGGTGAGTTATATGATATTGAATTGGAATATAATGAAGAAATGCCTATGAGAGCATATGAAGAAAATGTTGGAATAGAACTTTATGATGATGAAGTATTAAATATGATATCAGAACCAGAATATTTAGGAGATAGATAAATGACTTGGTTTTTTGATGAAGAGTTTGAGTATTTTGATGAAGATACTAATATTTATTATAATGTATCGTGGAATGTAACGAGTGATGAAGTTCACATAACAAAAATTAATGAAATGTCTGGCGATGATTTTTGGAAATTTAATGAAAATCTTGCTGGCGAAATTATGGACTATATAGATATGGAATATGTTAATGATGAAGATTTTTGGTTTGACAAATCACACCCAGAATTATAAAAAATAACACTTGACTTTCTCATTTTTTTGTTGTAAGATCAAAGGAAACTAAAAGGACAAAATCATATGGTATATAATGAAGTAAAAAAATTAGCAGGTAAATATCGTAAAGAGTTAATTCCGATGTTAAAGAAAATGGGATTTAATGCTTCGATAACTTCTAGCAACACTTATTGGAAAAATACAATATCTGTTACTATTAAAACGGTCCCAAAGAATTTTCCAGTTTGGTCAGAAAAATATAGTCGTTGGCAATTAATGGATAAAGCGGAAAGATTGAAAAAATCCATTGGAAATAGAATGAATGTTTTATTTGAAGATACTGATGTTGAAGGTAATGTTAAATTTGATAATAATATCCCATTTATAGAATATAAAGGATCTGAAGATGCATACTAAAAGTTGGTTACTTGTAATGTCGGATGATGACATAGGCATAAACTCAAATGACATTAAAACAATATACCACGGTAAGACAGAAGATGAAATGGTAGAAATGATGGATTTATTTCAAGATATGAATGACCATATGATTTTACATTTGATTGAAGTTGATAAGGACGCTACATATGAAAATTTAAAAGTAGAGCATGGACAACCAGTATTATTTATGGATAGTAAACATAATTGGAATAGTGGTAAAACATTTGATGACATACTAGATGATGTATTAGAAGAAAAAATTAATGACGCAATACAAACAGGCGACATTGGTGTCGCATAAACAAAGGAAAACAAAATGAAACAAAAAGTAAGTAACTCATATGAAGTAGATGGAATTCGTTATATGGAATGTTCATGTGGACGTGAAGTTAAAAGTGTAGGAGATGAAGCGGTATCCGTAAAGTGTAGTATGTGTGTTAATATGGTTATGGCACGAGACTACCCAGTTGAAAAATCAAAATCAGCATATAGTCCAACCGGTCGTCCAGTTGGATGGCATTGGATGTCAGAATTTGTTGATGTGGATGGTAATGTTTTTCATAAGGGTAAAGAACAACCTAAACTCAAAGGTACATTAAAACCTACGAAAGTTATACCATCCAAGAAGAAAACGAAACGTAGAACTAAACAACAGATGTTACTTGCTATGGATAAGGAACGGAAAGTAGCGTTAAAGAAAGCAATCAAAAAACAAAAAGATTTTTTAAATCACAAACTCGGAGAAGAATAAATATGGAATTAATGAATTGGGTTATAAAACCATTTAATACTGGTACAATGTGGATGAATGAACAGATGTCCAGTACTATGTTTGGATTAAAAATATCAACGTGGATGTGGATAGTATCAGCAATGTTATGGTGGAATATAATAGATACTGGTATAGAATCTAAAATAGATAATGCTTATAATATGGGTTTTAATGCAGGTATTAAATTAACAGAGGCAATAAAATAATGGCAAGAAAAAAGAAAAAAGATACACCGTTTCATATAGCTCATAATTATAAACAGTATGAGTTAAAGGATGGAACTAAATTCTGGGCAAAAGATGATCCTGACGCTGAACTTTACAGAAAAAAGATGGGAGAAATAAAATGACATTAAAACCAATGAAGCCAATAACAAAACCAGGAGAAGGAACACCACGTCAAAAGTATATGAGTCAGGAAGTATTTCTGGAAGAACGATACCAAATCTCTGCAGGATTAAAAGGTCCTAAGCGATTAGATAACGAAACCCACGAAGATTTTGTTTTACGTCGTAATGCAGAAAGTGGGTTACTTAAAGAATATCTCCGTGGAGTTTGGGTGATAGATGGTAATTCAACGGCATTAGACAAATGATGTCCGAACTTACAATAATGGATAGAAATTATTTTAAGTCCAAAGAGAATCCCGATGCGGAACTATATGCATTTCGAACTAAATGTTGTGATGAAAGTGTTGAACAACACACTCTAAATAAGAACGTACCAGAAGAGTGGGAACAAGTTGAAAATCATTGTGAACGTGTATTGAATCAATATAGTAATTTTGAATCAATCACTCCAATTTTCTGTGATGAATGTGGGAGACTGTTGGAATATCAAGTAGTGTTGTATAATAAGAAAACGTGGGGATGAATACTGTATTAAAAAAACTTAAACATTTACGGTCAACTATGATTCAATGGGCGGACTACAATAAAAAACGTGTTAATGGTGGTGAGTATAAAATACCACCAGGTAAGGAATTGAATTGTACAGATAGAGATTGGAGTAGTGATTTTAAATATGTTACTAAACTTGAATATGGTTATATGGATGACGGTTATATAAGTGAGTTAGATTTTAAATACTGTAACAGATTATATAAGGTATACAGGATGGTTTATGCGAAAAATAATTAATTGCAACAAAGAACATAATCCGGTTATAAATAAGAAACTCAAAAAAGTTTCAGTTGAAGATGGGTTAAAAATAGCAACAGAATTATTCCAGATTTTAAGTAAAAATAAATCGGGAATCGGATTGGCAGCCCCACAGTGCAATATAGACGCTCAAGTAGCAGTAGTAAATGTTAGAGAACCACTTATACTAATCAACCCAACAGTAATTGAAAAATGGGACGAAATAGATTTTTATGAGGGATGTCTCTCATATCCAAAGAAAGGTGTACACACCAAACGATATAAGAATATTATAGTACATACAGAACAAGAAGAAAGTAATTGGTATTTTAGTGGAGTTTCAACAAACAGTGGTAAAGGAATTTGGGAAAAAGAAAATGCAGATGATAAAGATTTACGGTTACTTGAAGCAATCGCTGTACAACATGAAATTTCACATCTTAACGGAAAAACAATATTTGATTATGAGAAAAAAATAGTTCCGTTTAAAAATGATAAAATGTACGAAAGAAATGATAAAGTAAAAGTAAAAAATAATATAACAGGAGAAATTAAAAATTTAAAATATAAAAAGGTTATGAATGATTTAGGTAATGACAAAAAATGGACAATTTTAAATTAAATGATATTTATTATAGGACAAGGACAGCGGAGTTGCTACCGTTTCCCGAAACCTTAGTAAGTAAGGATTACTTGTTCTATAACATTAATAATCTACTAAGGAGAAATAAAATGAAATGTCAAATTTGTAATAAAAGTTTTAAAACAATGATGTGGTTATCACGACATCTATCAAAAAATCACCCTAATATATCTCACGAGACTTATTATCAAAATTTCATGGCAGAAAATGATAATGAAATATTATGTAGTAGAGACGAATGTAGTAATAAAACTCAATTTAAAAATATAGGAACTGGATATAAATATTATTGTTCTATTAAGTGTCGTGGTATAGATAATAGAAATTTAGACAAAAGAAAATGGAAACTTCTATCAGGTATTGAAAATATTGATTATATGAAATGTCAAATATGTGGGAAAAAACTAAGACAAATACATTTTAGACATTTAGATACTCACAATATAACATTTCAAGAATATAAAAATAAATTTCCAAACGCGCCGGTTGTTTGTAGTGAATATTCACAATTAACTGCTGATGGAAATTCTAATAGAGAAGTAACAGAAGAAACCTGTGAAAAAATTAGCAATGCCAATAAAGGAAGATTTGCAGGATATAAAAATCCATCTTGTAGAAAAGATGTTAAAGATAAAATAAGAAAATCATTACTTAAATTTTATCAAACTGACGAAGGTAAATTAAATAGGTTAAATAAACGAGAAGCTGTTATTGAAAGAATTGGATTAACCGGAAGCATTATTGGTTTTAATAAAGTTGCTTGCGAGTACTTTGATTGGTTAAATAAATATAATGGATGGAATGGACAACATGCAATGAATGGCGGAGAGAAAAAGGTAGCTGGATATTTTGTGGATTATTATGAATCGATATATAATATAGTGATAGAATGGGATGAAGATAACCATTATTTTAATGGCAAGTTAAAGAAAAAAGATATTGAGCGTATGAATGAAATAAAAGAAGTATTAAATTGTGATTTTTATAGAATTAGAGAAAGAGATTTGACGTTTGAAAAATATTAAAAAAGCTAAACCGCTTATAGATAGTGGAAAATGGGAAATTTATACTGGAGGTCCAATCACTTGAAGAAGAAAATAAAATCACCAATAAAACGAAAATGTCATAATTGTGGAAAGATGGCAACTAATCCATTAGTATACCACGTAGTTCCACCTCTTGGATCATTTGAAGAAATGCCAATATATAGAAAGTCTGATATTAAAATAGATAGGTCGGACTTAAAGGGTAAAAGTAAAATACAACTATATAATTATTGTGATGTTGAATGTTGTAATAATCACAATAGAATTTAATTAAAAATAAAGCTTGACTTTTACGATTTTTCGTAGTATATTAAGGCAACAAATGAGGAATAAAAAATGAGCACTCGGTCATATATAGCAAAGAAACAACCAGACGAAACATTCAAGGCAGTATATTGTCATTTCGACGGGTATCCAGAAGGGGTTGGACAAACATTAGTAGATAGTTTTACTGATGAAAATAAAGTAGATAAGTTACTTAAACTCGGATCATTATCATACTTACGAGACGACATTGAAACACAAAATAATTTTAAAACATTCCCAATAAGAGGAAATGAAATTGAATTGAAAGATGTTACAATGGCATATCATAGAGACAGAGGTGATGATTTAGAAATAAATGAATTTTCTAACTTGGAACCAATGTTAGATTATTTTGATAAGTCATGGGGGGACTATCTCTATTT